TCAGAAATCATAAAATATACCGCGGCTGAGTGGGGGTTGAAGTTAAGACAGACAGAACAGTATATCCAAGATGCGCGTATCGTTCTCAAGAAAGATTTTGACATTGACAGAAGGCAATTTACCGCGGACATTTTAAGTCAACTTTCAACGCTACAAAAAGAGGCCAGAAACAACAACCAATTACACGTAGCTTTGGGGTGTATTAATGCAATGGCCAAAATTGCCCAAATTACAACATGAGCATACTTTCTAAGGAGGGTTCAGTACTAGATCGCCCCGGTAGCGCCGGTATTTCTGTTGATATAGATGTTTTGCTAGAAAGGATAAGAAACGACCTACATGAACCACAAAAGGCTTTTTTTGATGATAACTCTACAGAAATCTTAGGATTATCAGCCGGTTATGGTGCGGGGAAAACTAGGGCATTATGCGCGGCGTGTGTAAAACTGGCCGCACTTAACGTAGGATTTACCGGGGCTGTTATGGAACCAACAGGGCCATTAATCCGTGATATATGGCAAACAGACTTTGAACAATTTTTGGAGCATTATGAGATACCTTACACATTTAGAGCCAGTCCATTACCCGAATACATACTGCACTTACCGGGAGGAGATACCAAGATATTGTGTAGAAGTTTTGAAAACTGGTCACGAATAATCGGATTAAATCTAGCTTTCGTGTTGGCAGATGAAATAGACACAGTAGCCCCAACGGTTTGTGATAGAGCCTTTCCCAAAATACTCGGTAGGTTGAGAGCCGGTAACGTAAGACAGTTTTGCGCCGCAAGCACCCCAGAGGGTTTTAGATGGATGTGGAATACTTTCGGCTCTGACGAAGCTAAAGAAAGGGACGACAGAAAGCTAATACGAATGAAAACACAAGATAACCCACACTTACCAGACGATTTTATTGAAAGAATGCAAAGCAACTACGACCCTAGTATGTTGCAAGCCTACCTTAATGGGGAGTTTACGAATCTCACAACCGGGCAAGTTTATGACCGTTTTGTTAGAGCCGATAATATAGTTAACTCAATTCCTGATTATTCGCGGGAGCCTTTGAGAATCGGGGTGGACTTTAATATTGGAAACATGAGCGCCGTTATCGGAGTTAAATTAAATGATGAATTGTTAATAATTGATGAGATTGTATCAGCACATGATACAGATGCACTTGCTCAAGAAATCAAACGCCGATACCCTACCAGTAAGATTTATGTTTATCCTGACGCAAGCGGAGGGAATCGTTCTACAAATGCAAGCAAAACAGATATACAGATTCTTGAAACCTATGGCTTCACTAATCTATCAGCAAAAAGCAACCCGCCGATACGCGATAGAGTCACAGCCGTACAGGGTTTGTTATGTAACGGAAAAGGGAAAGTACGTTTACAAATCAATGCCAGTTGCAAACGTATGATTGAATGTTTAGAGTTGCAATCATATACTGAAAAAGGCGAGCCAGACAAGGAGGCCGGGTACGATCACATGAATGACGCGCTAGGTTATCTAATCTGGCGGGAGTTCAACCCACTTCATGCACGTTCTGGTCGTGGAACTGGTGTTCGATTGTATTAATGAACTACTATGTAATTAAAACTAGGGAGACTTATTGTGTATAGCGGTTACGGCAGACAATACAGCAGGGGAAACACCGGGGTAACAACTGATGTTAACGACCCTAGTTCAACTTGGTTTAATCAAGAACCGCATTGGCTACTTATAGAGGATTTAGCCGGGGGGACATATTCGATACGCATGAAGCACAGGCGTTACTTGCCCCAAGAACCAAGAGAGCAAGACGATTCATATGAAAACAGATTAGCTAGAAGCACTTGCCCGCCCTACTTTCAAAGGCTTGAACGTATGCTTGCGGGTATGCTCACAAGAAAACCTGTAAGGCTACAAGATGTAAGCGATACAATCAGAGAACAGCTTTTTGACGTTGACCTACAAGGTAATGACTTAAATATCTGGACTTATGAAACAGCTAGAAAAATGATACGTTACGGTCACGTTGGAGTACTTGTTGACACCCCGGCTGAAGGTAATGGCCGTCCATATTGGGTAGCCTACACACCAAGGGAAATCCTAGGCTATCGAACAGAAATAAAAGACGGTAAAACAACTTTTACTCAACTTAGGCTGATTGAAAAGGTTTATGAGCCTGATGGCGATTATGGAGAAAAATTAATTGAACAAGTGAGAGTGTTATATCCGGGGCGCTACGAAATACACAGAAAAAACGATGATGGTAAGTATACAGTTTTTGATGAAGGTAATACCAGTACAACAGAAATACCATTTGCAGTTGCTTATTCAAACCGCGTAAGTCTCATGGAGTCTAGGCCACCACTAGAAGATATTGCAGAGCTAAACATCAAGGCTTACCAAGTACAAAGTGACCTCGACAATCAGCTACACATATCCGCTGTACCATTATTAGGTTTCTTTGGGTTTCCACAGAGTTCTGAAGAGGTAAGCGCGGGACCGGGAGAGGCGATTGCATTTCCCGCAGATGGTAGAGCCGAATACATTGAACCAACTGGTAGGTCGTTTGATTCCCAGTTTCAAAGGCTAGATCAACTTGCACAACAGATTAATGAACTTGGTTTGGCGGCTGTATTAGGGCAGAAGTTAAGCGCAGAAACAGCAGAGGCCAAAAGGATAGACCGAAGTCAAGGTGATTCAACCATGATGGTAGTAGCGCAACAGATGCAAGATTTGATCGACAACTGTTTGACTTATCACGCCCAATACTTGAATACTTCAGAGATCGGTAGCAGTTTTGTTAATCGTGATTTCCTAAGCACCAGACTAGAACCACAAGAAATACAATCATTGTTACAGCTTTATACAGCCGGAACAATTACACAGAAAACATTATTGGATCAACTTACACAAGGGGAGGTACTAGGAGACGAGTTTGACGTTGAAGAGGAGATAGAGGCTACACAAACTGGTGGGTTAACAGAAATGCAACCACCTGAGCCAGAGGACGAAGAGGAGCCAGAGGACGAAGAGGACGAACCAGAGGCGGCTTAACGTATGGCTTTGCCCGATGCCATTTATAGAAATGCTATTGACCTTAATAGATTTGGAAATAAAGTTTCAACTGATGTTTCAAAAAGGTTTGTAGATATTTGTGTTCAATCGGTTAGACAACTGGCCGAGCTAGACCGCAAAGGCTTGGGCGATAGTTACCGGGCGGCACGATTACGTTCTATAGTGGCGCAGTTAGAAAAAAGTCTTAGTAATTGGAAAAAATTTGCCAATACAAACGTAATAAGGGAGTTGCAAGGATTAGCCGGGGTACAGGCAGGGTTTATTGAAAAACAGCTAACGCAAGTCATACCAAGAGGTCTGAGGCAAAACATACAAGTTAATGGTATTGAAATATCGCCAAAGTTTGCAGAGTCAGTTGTAAGCGTAGACCCCACAAAAATTAGATCGAGGGCAGTAGGAAAACAGTTGGCGGCATTTTTAGGAGAGTCGGAGTTATCAGATAATCTCGGTGCGATAATGACATTACCTAACGGAAATATAGTACAGCAAGCCTTTGATAAGATTGCCGATGATTCTGTTCAACTATTTAGGCGAACAGTTCAAGATGGATTATTGACCGGGGAAACAACGCCCCAGATTACACGCCGATTGCTTGGTAATAGCAGAGAAGGGGATAACGCCAATATTTTGCAGATGGCACAGAAAGGCGGGATAATGACGACCCCACCCATCAACCAAGTAAGAACCCTTGTCAGAACTAGCATTAACCAAGTTTCTAATAATGCGGCACTTTCTGTTTACCGGGCTAACAGCGATATAACCAAAAAATACAGGTACACGGCAACACTTGATAGCAGAACAACGGCTGTTTGTGGCGCTTTAGATGGAAGGGTATTTGAATATGAGCAGGGGCCAATGCCACCTCAGCACTTTAACTGTAGATCAACAATTATTCCTGAGATCGACTATGACAACTTACCTTTCGACCCACCACCCACAGGTAGAAAGCGTGCTTCAGCAGACGGCCCGGTATCTGCAAATATGGATTATTCAAAGTGGTTATTTCTACAGCCACAGGCAGTTAAGGCAAGAATACTTGGAGGTAAACTAAACCCGGTCACAAACAAATATGAAGGTGCTTTCAGATATTTTGACAGATTGGTAGGCAAAGAAAAAAGCACCAGAAAGGCGCTATCTAAATTTGTCAGGGCAGATGGAAGTAGAGTTTCTCTAGTGGAGTTAAAAAACAGATACGGCAAACCTGAGAATATCCCGATAGGGCCACAGCCACGCCCAGTAACGGCCAAGCCTGTCAAAAGAAAACCGGCACTTGGAACTTATGCACCCACAAAACAGCCAAAGATTGCAGTTTCAAGGGGCAAGGATATTGTAGGAGGCAGACTACAAAAGCTAGACGGTTTCAGAAAAGACTACAAAAAGCTACTTCGGGAACATTCAGATTTAAGGATAGAAAGAAAGCGTTTGGTAGATAAGATCAATAATTCATTTGACATGAAAGAACGTATTGACGCTAGGGTTGAATACGACAAAGTTGTTGCTCGACTAACTGACCAAAGGGCAAAGATTAGAGCCGTAGAAAGACAGGGTACGTTACAAATGTTTGATATTAGAAAAGAAGCCATAGCAAACTCAGCGGTTACAAGAAAAGAACTTAAGAACGCACTAGACCAGATTGATTTTACCGGGGACGTGAAAGCAACAAGGGAAAGAATAAAGGGCGAAATGGAAGAGTTTGGCTTGATGTTTAACGGTGCGGGTATAACAAAGAAAGGTAGGTTTATAAAAGGTCGTTCAAATCAAATCAAAACAGTACAGGTTAGAAAAGGTAGGGCGCATAATGAACCTGAGTTTCGAGGAACTGAGTTCAGTAAGATCAAAGTTCCTGCAACTAGCGAAGGATATTTTGGAGAGAATGACGCTAAAGCAACTCTATTTCACGAAATCGGCCATAGTTTAGAGGGCTTTGAAGAGAAAAACTTAGATTTGGCAGTAGCTTTTAGAACAAAAAGGATAAAAAGTGACTTTCCTGTAAGTCCGAAAAAACTGAAAGGTACAATAATGGACGGCTACGCATCTAGGGAGGCAGTTTTAAGAGATACTTTCATTGCGCCTTATGTTGGACGACCATACAAGCAAAGAACATCAGCAACCAGAACACCGGCAAACCAGATGCCAAAAGGTTTAAAACCGGGGCAAGAATATGACTCTGCTACAGAAGTTATTAGTATGGGGGTAGAGCATTTTAGTGATCCCGAGTCTATGTTTCGTTTATACCAAGCAGACCCGGAGCATTTTTACATGATCTTGTCCCTTACCAGAACTGTTTATTAATGGCTGTCAAACTACGAATCACAGAAGGTACAGAAAATGCAACGGTATCTTTGCGTACGTCCCCCGGTCTTGTTTCTTTCTCAGGTAGTGAAGAAATCAGAAAAGACATTGAGTTTGAATCACAGTTTGCTTATAATTCTGTTGGCCATAAATTTAATCTGGCTAGTTGTTTTGCAATGGATTTGTATATATTTATGGTTGATCTTTTTGATGCCAAAAATGTAGAGATTTTAGAAGGCCAAGAGCAAATAAAAGCTGATGACAAAGAATTAGGTATAATAGAAAAAACTGGAGTTTCCTAATGCCTTCACACTACGGAAAAATGGGTATGAAAAAGAAAAAGAAAAAAGGGGGTAAAAAAAGATGACCCCATTAACTTTTTCTGTTGACGGTGCTTACCCCGAACCTGAGCCAGTTTGTCCTATGCCTACAAAGCCTGACTTTGGAAGCATGACAAAGGCGCAGTTAGAACAGTTTGGGCGTACTATTGGTATTGAACTTGATAAGCGACTAACTCATAAGAAGCTAGTGGCGATAATCGAGGAAGCTGTCAATGCCTAAATTAAGGCGCACAGCAAAAGATAAAAAGACCGGGCTACCAAAGAAATATCTATCGGGAGCCAGAAATAAAGCGGCAAAAGCAAGAGAGATCAAGCGTACCGCTGAAGCCTATAAACGTGGCGAGTTTATAGACATTGCCGCAGTATCACGTTCACGCACTAAACAAGATGTCACAAAAAGCAAGAAGAAAACCCCTAAGCGGCGCAATAAAAAGTAGCCTCAAGAAAAAAGCTGAGGGTACAAAGTTTTTTTACGGCGAACTTGCAGAGGTTTATAGAAAAGGTCAAGGCGCATATCTTTCATCGGGTAGCAGAAACGTACCAATGGGTGCTTGGGCGATGGGCAGGGTAAATAGCTACATGAGAGGAGATAAAGCCAGAACAGCCGACTCTGCGATATACGCAAGATATAACAAAAGAAGATAATGGCAATAAAAAAAGGTGGCCATACTTTTGAAGGGGTCGACAAACCCATAAGAACACCGGGTCATAGTTCGGGAAAGTCTCATGCCGTTGTTATAAACGATGGTGGTAAACAGCGATTGATTCGATTTGGAGCGCAAGGGGCTAGTACAAAACCACCCAGAAAAGGAGAATCAGAGGCAGACAAGGCAAAACGCAAAAGTTTTAAGGCCAGACACGCAAAAAATATTGCAAAAGGCAAGACAAGTGCGGCATATTGGGCCAATCGTGTAAAGTGGAGTTAATATAAAAACAAATTTACCCTGCGGGTTTATGTCAGAAGAAACTAACCAAGAGGTTGCGCCAACTGGTAACAACAACGAAGAGCTACTTTCACAAATAAAGGCTCTCGAAAGTCGCGTTCAAGCAATGGACGCAAAAAACAAAGAATTACTAGACGAAAAGAAAAAGTTTCAAAAGCTAGAACAAACGCTTTCTACAATGCCAGATGGTACGGACGTACAAAAACTACTGGAGTTTAAACAAAAAGCCGAGCAAGCGGAACTAGAGGCCAAAGGAAAGTATTCAGAGGCGTTACAGGCTCGAGATCAGCAGTTTAGAGAAGCAAGTGCAACAAAAGATGAACAGATAAAAAAATTAGAACAAAGAGTAAAAGAGTTGGAATTAATTACGCCTACGGTTTCTGCTTTGGCTGATATTGTCCATGACCCTGATATGGTATTGAAAACAAAACTTAGCCCGGATCAAATCAAAAGGCGCGAAGATGGGACGGTTGTTGTTGTTGATGGATATGAGGAAACCCCAGTTGCCAAGTGGGCTGAGAGCTTACCAGATTGGTTAAAGAAATCTGACCCGGCAAGAGGCTCGGGCGCACCTATTGGCAGAAAAACATCAGGTAACTTGCCTATTGGAATGGACAAAAACCCATTTGAAAACGGTGGAAACCTTACAGAACAGATGCGATTGTATAAAACAAACAGGCCACTTTATGACCAATTAAAGGCGGCGGCTAAAAATTAGTTGTTGATTTTGTAGATTTTTGGTTATTATAGATCGTAACTAGGGAAAGGTTGCGCCGGACCCTGTAGGGTTGCGCCCGCAAAAATCGTACACTTTATCACAAGATTTTCAATGGCTACTCTCCGTAGTGACATGATCATCCCAGAGGTGTTTACGCCGTACGTCATAGAACAGACCACACAAAGGGATTCTTTCCTTGCAAGCGGTGTTGTTCAACCGATGGCTGAATTAAACGCTACTGAGGGCGGTGATCTAATAAATGTGCCTTTCTTCTCTGCAAACTTGAGTGGAGATTTTGAGGTTTTATCTGATTCAAGTTCTTTAACACCCGGCAAGATTACAACTGACAAGCAAGTTGGGGTAATCCTACATAGAGGCCGTGCATTTGAATCAAGAGATTTAGCCGCACTTGCGGCGGGTTCCGACCCAATGGCCGCGATTGGTCAAAAGATCGGTGCATATATTGCTAACCAAAGACAGAAAGACCTTTTAGCTTGTCTAGACGGTGTATTTGGTTCTATAAATGCAAACGATTCTAACTCAGCTTTCTTTGATCTATGTATCGACTCTGAGAGTGGCGACACACCAACAGGACTTAGTCCAAAGCACGTTGCCAAAGCTAGATCAATCCTTGGAGATCAGGGTGACAAACTTTCAGTAGTTTGTATGCATAGCAAGGTCTACTATGATCTCGTTGAGAGAAAAATGGTTGACTATGTTCTTGCAAGTGACGGAAACGGCGGTTCTGCAACTGCATCTGGTGGTACTATTGCCCCTGCATACGGTGGTGGAAACGATACAGTTCCAACTTATTGCGGTTTACGCGTGATCGTGTCAGATGATGTTTCAACAACTGGCTCTGGTGCATCTACTGAGTATTCAACATATTTCTTTACACCCGGCGCTGTAGCAAGTGGCGAGCAAGCGGGTCTAACAACTGAGACAGACAGAGACATCTTGGCTAAGTCTGACGCAATGGCTGTTGACCTTCATTACTGCTACCACCCAGTAGGGTCTAAATGGGCTGTTACAACAACAAACCCAAATAGAACAGTTCTAGCAACCGTAGCTAATTGGTCGAAAGTTTACGAGACAAAGAACATCGGTATCGTTAGAGCTACTAACGTATCTACTCAAGACTAGAGGTAACTAATTATGCCATCAGTATTTGAAGCAACAGCCGGGTCTGCTCTCGGTGTAGGTTCTGACCAGACAGGTTCTGTTACTCAGGCCACAAACAAAGCAACTGGTGTAACTTTAAACAAAGTTGCAGGAGTTATAACAATGGCTGACGCGGCACTAGCCGCCGCCGCTGAAGTATCTTTCACAGTTACAAACTCTGAATGTACTGCAAGTGATGTAGTTGTGGTTAACCACGCAAGCGCCGGTACAGCCGGGTCATATTTGGTACAAGCAAACTCAATAGCCGCAGGGTCTTTCGCGATCACAGTAGCTAATGTTTCTGCGGGTTCTTTAGGCGAGGCAATCGTACTAAACTACCAGATACTAAAAGCCGGTTAATGGGAATATTCGCATTTAGGCGTTTAAGAGAACAGGAGGCCGCAAAAGTGGCCTCAGTTCCCCCAAAACCCAAAAAAAAGATCAAATCATCACAAGTAAATGGCAATAAGCATAACAGCAACAGCGGGAAGCGCGTCAGCAAATAGCTATCTAACTTTGGCTGATGCACAAGCCATTGTGGACGGTTTAGTTGAAGATGATGACGTAGCGGCTTGGGCTAGTGCTACAACAGATCAAAAAAATAGGGCTTTATATACAGCAACACAGCGGATTGACCGCGAAAGATTTTTGGGCGCTAGAGCTTCAGACACACAAGCGCTTCAATGGCCAAGAACAGGAGTTAGAAAGCCAGACACTTTTACAAGCACCTATACAACTGGTTTCCCTTACCGGGTCACAACAGATTATTACACCGATACAGAAATACCAGATCAAGTTAAAAGAGCAGAAGTGATACTGGCGGTATATCTTAATAACAACAAAGACGGTCTAGGATTGTCAGGTTTAGAGGATTATAAAAGAGTTGGTGTAGGCGGTGTTGCCGTTGAACCAGATAAGTACGGCGCTGTAGGCGCTGATAGAGTGCCGCCGCTTTTTGAACGGTACTTTACTGGTCTGCGAATCAGCGGACCGGGTAACATTTCACTAAAAAGGAGTTAATTTAATGGGCTACTATCCCGCCGCCAAAATTATCAACGATACAGCCGCACACACAGGCCGTTTCGGTTGCATCAAAGCATTGCAAGATTCAGTTATTAATACTTTGGTAGCTGAAAACATCACAGGTGATTTAACTGGGCTACAGTTCAAATCAAATACAGCAATCGAGGGAATCATTACTAGCGTGAAGCTAGACAGCGGAACCGTTATTGCTTATTTAGTGTAATGCCGTCATTTGCAAAAGCTATACAAAAAGTAATCGACAAAGTTGCGGAAATACCGGGCGTTGGTACAAGCGTGACGGTAAGAAGAGTAACACCGGGGAGTTACAACACTTCCACAGGAGTTATTAGCGAAACAACCGCCGATACTGTTGTAAAAGGCGTTTTGCAAGATGTAAACGATAGAGAAGTCAATGACCTTGTACAAGCCGCAGACCTAAAATGTACTGTTGCGGCTGACTCTTTGGCTTACACCCCTTCAACGAAAGATCGTGTTGTAATAGACAGCAAGGTGCATCAAATCGTCCGAATCAAGACATACCGTAGTGGTGCTAGTGTTTTATCCTATGAGCTTTATTTAAGAACATGATGATTATACCCCCAGAAAGAATAGGTGGACACATGGAGTTTCAAATAAACCAACTTCTCAGGGCTGTTGTTTTGGAGGCAGATGCAAGGGCAAAACTAGGTAGCCCGGTAGATACTGGTAGGTTTAAATCTGATTGGCAAATTGGAGAGAACGCACCCGACGGCAAGCCAAATATTGATGGGCCTTTTAGAACAGGAGATATACCCCCAAGAGGTTCTAATTATCCCGCAGGGTTTGCAGAAAAGATTGGGAACGTTTATCACATACACAATAATTTACCGTACGCTGAGGCTCTTTCTGGAACTGGTCAGGGCGTACCCGCTTCATGGAAGGCTATCGGGAGGACAGGTAGTGACCAACAATCTGGGCCGTGGGTGGATAAGATTGCAAAAGAACTTGAGGATTGGTCGGTACAGGAATACCAAAAAATATTGAGGAGAACTTAATGGCCGCAATAGATTTAAATACAGTTAGAAGCGTTATAGAAGGAAGGCTAAACACAGAACTTGCGAATAGCCCCGCCGTCCCGGTAGTTTTTTATAACCAAAGTTACACGCCTACGCCCGGAGATTCCTTTGTGCAATGTCTGTTTAGTTTTGGAGAGGGGGAATATCTAAGTCTTGGCGGTACTAGCGATAGCAGTAACAAAGTTGTGGGTGCTGTTACAATCAATATATTTACTGGACAAAGCGTTGGCGCGGGAGCTAATTATGTAATTGGAAAACGTATTCGCGACTTGTACAACCGACAGGTCGTTTCGGGTGTGGTCTTTGACCCTGTTAACGGCCCCACCCCAGTTGCAAACCCAGAACCCGAAGGTTTTTTCCAAACACAACTTAGAATGACCTTTGAAGCATACGAGGACTTATGACCGAAATTACTGAAGAAATGCTTGACATTATCGAAAAGGTAAAAGGCAAGCGTAACCCCGCATTATGGGACCCCCGCTGTGAATCATATCAGCGATCACAGCAAAAAACGAAATCAGCTACTGTTAACTCTTCTAGCAAGAGTTAATATATAGCTAACTAACCCCTTTTTTAAAATCATGGCTTTTTACCGTGGAGAAGAAGGATCAGTTAAGTTTAAAAATGGCTCAGGTACAACTGAAGCCATTGTTAGTACTAGGAACTGGTCACTTACCATAAACAAAGAAATCTTAGAATGTACCGATCACGGTGACACTTCTAGGGCATATGTTGGTGGATTGATTTCCGCTACCGGGAGCGTTGAGCTTCTATATACCGCCGCATCAGGCAACGAAACAGAAAATTTAATTGATGATGTTATTGTTGCAGAAGATGCCGGGGACGCTCAGTTTGAATTGTTCCTCGACACTTCAGGCACAAAAAAAGTCACTTTTTCTGGTATTGTTACCTCTGCTGATATGGGCGCCGCTGTTGGCGATTTAGAAGTTATTACCGTTAACTTTACCGCCAATGGTGCTGTTACACTTGCTGTTTAATTTATGTCTACAAATCCTCGCACCGTTGACCTTTTAACTACTGAGTTCAATATTCAAGAAAGACGAAAGTTTGAATTGAAAAATGAAGCCGGTAAAAAAGTGATCGACTTATATTTCAGACCACTTACAAGGTCAGACAGAATCGCGGCAAACTCAGCTACCAATAGCACAGACGCGTTAGCGATCAGTACCCGCATACTTTGTATGTTGGCCGAGTTGGAAGATGGGTCAAAGGCTTTCGCTTTAGCCGATGCACCAAAACTACAACGCGAGCTACCAGAAAAGGTATTAAACGAACTTGAATTATTCTTGTTCGGAATGGACCCTGCCCCAGAGTTGGGCGAAGCAAAAAACGCCTAGAGCAAGATAGTTGGCTCAATTTTGAGTTTTTCTTATCTTGCGAGCTAGGAATAACCGTAGGAGAACTTCGACAACGAATAACAGACAAAGAATTTATGTTCTATGCCGCTTATTTTGAATTGAAGTCCGAAAGGGAAAAACGGTACATTGAGGAATCAAAGTCTCGCACTCGATAGGAAAACTTTGTGGCTATTTCAAATATTGACCTGAGAGTCAATTCACAACAGGCAGTTCGTGGATTACGTCAGGCTCAAGGAGCATCACAACAATTAACAAAATCGGTTGTCGGTTTACGTCAGGCGTTTGGGTTTTTGTCTGCCGGTTTATTGATAGCGGGAAGTGTCAGAAATTATTTCAAAGGTTTTAATGAAGCAGAAAGGGCAACAGTAGCGGTAAAAACTTTAGGGGTTGACGTTAAAGAATTATCAAATAATTTATTACAACTTAGTGGAAGTTTGGAGGGTGCATTTTCACAGACAGAATTATTAGCCGCTAGTTATGACGTTGCCTCAGCGGGTTTTACAGATGCCGCAGATGCCACAAAAGTTTTAGAGGCTTCAGCTAAAGGTGCTATTGGTGGTATGTCAGATTTAGGGACGGTATCTGACGCTGTAACGAGTGTTTTGAACGCTTATGGTTTGGAGGCAGATAAAGCCACAAAAATTGTAGATGGATTTATACAAACACAAAATGACGGTAAAATTATTGTCGACCAATATGCAAGGCAGATAGGTAGAATCGCACCTACAGCGAAATCAGCCGGTATAAGCATTGACGAATTAAATGCGGCGATAGCAACGATAACTGCGCAAGGTGTACCAGTAGAACAAACTTTCACAGGATTAAACCAAGCAATAGTTTCAATTTTAAAACCTACCGGGGAAGCTGAGAAAATAGCCAAAAAATTAGGGATTGAATTTAATGCGGCCGCACTTGAATCGAAAGGTTTTGGAGGAATTTTAGAAGATATTGCAAATTCAAACGCAACTACTGACCAATTAGCAAAACTTTTTGGAAGTGTGGAAGCTATGAAGGCTGTATTTCCTTTAATTAATGATGACCTTGTCAAATTTAATCAAAACTTAATTAATCAAAGTGATGCTTCGGGTGTGGCACTAGATGCAACGAATGAGTTTCAGGGTACTTTGTCTCAACAGTTTTCAAACCTGACAAGAACAATAGGTAATCTAGTTCGTGCCTTAGATGAAGTTTTAGGCCCCGCGCTTAAAGGTATTTTAGGTACGGTGAATGACATCGTACAAAAAGCATCTGAAGCTATTACCCTTATGAGGGATTTACAAGTCGGTGCGTCTTATCAAGAGCTAGCTAAAGCCGGTTCAGACATAACTTTTTCTAAACTTGCCGCTATAAGTAATCCTTTAAACGATTTACTCGGTATCGGCCAAGAAAATTTAACAACTTTTGGATTAGAAAAACAAGGTATTGGACGTTTACAAAGTGCAGTTGAATTAGCTACACCAACTATTTCAAATGCAACCTCGATAGCAGAATTAGAAAAAGTAGAAACCTTAATTGCAAAAGTAGAGAGACAAGCAAGCAGAATCAAAAGCGATTCTGCAAATGTAGGGGACTTGAATCAATTATTATTTTTTATTCAAGACACCAAAAAATTAATTGCTGAAAAAGAGGCTGAAATACTTGCGATTGAGGAAGGTTCAAGCGCGGCTAATGAAAAAATAACCAAAGAAGTAGAGGAAAGAAAAACACTAATGGAGCAAATACTAGCCGCTAATGGAACAGAATACGATCAAGTTTCTGAACTAGCAAAATTATATGGAGATATTGGAACTTCTATAAGAACTGGAATGGTAGACGCGATACAAGGTGCAATAAATGGCACTAGAACGCTTGGAGAAGTGGCCTCAGCAGTCTTTGGACAGATACAGAGGTCTTTGATTCAATATGGTGTTAACGCGTTCCTCGGGAGCTTAGGCGGTGGTATTGGGGAGTTCTTTAGTATAAGTGGGCGTAACGCTAATGGTGGAGCGGCTTTAAGAGGTTCTAGTTATTTAGTTGGAGAAAGAGGCCCTGAAATATTTACACCAAGTTCTAGCGGAATGATAAGCCCAAATATCGGAGGTGGTACAAGTATCGTTGTTAACGTAGATGCAAGCGGGTCAAATGTACAAGGAGACGACCAAAAAGCCGGAGACTTTGGCAGGGTTCTAGCATCTGCTATACAATCAGAACTAATTAGACAGCAAAGACCCGGAGGCTTATTAGCATAATGGCTACTTTTCCCTCGATCAATCCAATTTACGGAGTTCTTAAACGCAGTTCTCCTGTAAAAAAGGTTATTTCTTTTGCTGATGGTTACGAGCATAGGGTTACTTTTGGTCTTGCAGAACATAAAAATCCCAAAATTTATACTTTAATTTTTGAAGTTAGCGAAACAGATTCAGACACCATAGAAACTTTCTTGGACGCTAGGGCAAATGATAATGAAAGTTTTGATTTCACAGCACCGGGAGAATCATCAAGCCAGAAATTTGTTTGTGATAGTTGGACAAAAACAATTACTTATCTAAACAGAGCAAGAATTAATACAACATTTAGGGAGGTATTTGAGCCTTGAGTACAGCGGGTATTGTTAGCGATTTACAGAAAGTTAATCCAAGTGCTGTTATTGAATTGTTTACAATAACGACTGACGCAACGCTTCATGGTTCTGCAACAACTTACAGATTTCACGCGGGTTCTAATCTAGATGCAAATGGAAAAATAGTTTGGGCCGGAAATGAGTATTTAAGATTTCCGATTGAGGCGGAGGGGTTTGCATACAAGCGCGGCCAGATTCCACGGCCTACCGTGACAATCAGCAACGCTTTGGGAACTATTTCAGCAATACTTTTAAATGTAAACGGAACCACAGTCGGTAATGATTTAACTGGGGCTACTTTTACAAGAATCAGAACACAGGCAAGATTTCTAGACGCTGTTAACTTTAAACCAGTTACGACCACTAGTACATCAACACAAACGATAGCCGACCCTGCCGACGCGGAAACAATAACTTATACGGTAACGGTTGCAAATGTCGGTGGTATTAATATATTTCTTTTAAATGGTGTAAATAAGCCTACTTTAACTATGAAACGTGGGTCTACTTATATTTTCAATCAAGAGGATAGTTCTAATAGTGGCCACCCTTTAAGAATTAAATCAGATGCCGGTGGTTTACAATTCACTACTAACTCGGGTACTGCCGGGAGTTCCGGAGCGACAGTTACATATCAACCGGGATACCCAACGGCACCTAATGATTTGAGATACTATTGCACTGTACACGGTAACGCTATGGGTAATACGATCACAATGAATAACCCAAACACTACAACTGAAACGATTGTTACAAGTACCACGACACAAACTAATCCACTAGGAACACCAGACCCTACAGCCGAATATCCTAGAGAAATATTTCAGATAGACAGGAAAGCAACAGAAAACAGAGAAGTTGTAAGTTTTGAATTAGCGGCACCAAGCGATATGGCCGGAGTAAGAGCGCCAAAACGTCAATGCACAAGGGCTGAATTTCCCTCAATCGGATTAGTTACTGGATAATGGATTGGAAAATTAAAGCACTAGAACACGCAAAAGAGCAAGACCCTAAAGAAAGTGTAGGGCTAATCGTTATAAAAAAAGGCAAAAAAACGTATTTCCCTTGCGGAAATTTATCAATGACGCAACACCAATGTTTTATTTTAGACCCTGTTGACTATGTAAAGGCCGACAACGCCGGAGAAATCGTTGCGATAGTGCATTCACACCCAAGTACACCCCCTACGCCTAGCGAAGCCGATAAGATAAGTTGTGAAGATAGCAATATTCCTTGGCATATTGTTAATCCCAAAACAGAAACTTGGGGATATTGTGAGCCAACTGGTTATAAAGCACCTTTGATTGGTCGTCCTTGGTGTTGGGGAGTTACTGATTGTTGGAGTCTTGTGAGAGATTGGTATAAAGAAGAAAAAAATATTGAGCTTAGAGACTGGGAAAGACCTGTTACCCCAGAGGAGTTTCTTGAAAATCCAATGTTTGAAAGTTGCGCTTGGCGCACAGGTTTTCGAGAACTTAGGCCGGACGAGAAACTAGAGAAAGGTGATTTGTTGTTTATGTCCATCTTGCACCCCGGATTAAATCATGTTGCAATCTTTTTAGGTGGAGAAGTTTTACACCATTTGGCCGATAGGCTGAGTTCAAGAGAGCCATATTCTGAATGGCTGTTAAAATGTACAGGTAAAAGGCTTCGTTATGTTAAAGAAAATTAAATTTTATGGGCCTTTAAAAGATTTTCTAGGGTATGAGGAGCTAGAGGCGCACGTTAATAGTGTTGGTCAAACAATGAGGTTTCTTATAACTAATTTTCCTGAGCTAGAAAAACACATGGCCAAGCAAAGTTATAAGGTTTTAATTAATGAAGATCAAATAGACGAAACACAAATAATGGATCCGATAGGACAAGCAACTGTACATATAGTTCCGGTTGTGACTGGTGCGGGTGGTAACTTTGGGAGGATTTTAACAGGTGCCGCGTTAATAGGTGCTTCATTTCTCTTTCCGGGTGCGGGTATGTTTGGTACGTACGGTCTTGGCGGTGCCGCCGCTGTTAAGGGTGGGATATTAACTGGTATTGGTACTTTGACAAGTGCTGTAGGTGCCGCAATGGTTCTTGGCGGCGTTTCAGATATGTTATTTCCTAAACCAAAAATGCCAGACTTTTCATCGCCCAATGACCCTAGAATCTCGTTTGGTTTTAGTGGGACTCAAAATACTAGCAGGGCAGGTACTCCTGTGCCTTTGGTATATGGGGAGATTTTCACCGGGTCTGTCGTAATTTCAGCGGGTGTTGATACGCACCAAATCTCAGCATGACAAAAAAAATTATTAGAGGCTCAGGGGGGCCACCATCGCCGCCAATTCCACCACAGCCAACAAGAACACCAGATACATTGCACAGCAAGCAGTTTGCGACACTGCTTGATCTGGTTTCTGAGGGAGAAATAGAGGGTTCGGCTAGTGCTTCTAAAGAAGGTCTTACAAAAGGAACCGCCGCTTACAATAATGCTTTCAAAAAAGATATTTTTTTAAACGATACCCCAATATTAAAATCAACTGCAAACTCAGCTAATCCCGCTACAACTGATTTCAATTTTCAAGATGTAGGTTTCGATGCACGTTTTGGAACTTCTAATCAAACTGCAATGAGTGGGATTGAATCTAGCGAATCGCTAACTGCTGTTGGGGTAAATGTTACTGCCGCTAGTCCTGTTACCAGAACATTAACGAATAGTGACGTAGATGCGGCAAAAATTGTTATAACTTTTCCTCAGATTCAAGAGGCAACAGACAAAGGTGATTTGCTTGGTTCTACCGTTGATCTAAAAATTCAAGTTCAATATAACAGCGGTGGATTTTCAGATATTATTTCAGATACCATCACCGGACGCACCGCAGACGCTTACCAAAAAGAATACAGAATTAATTTAACTGGTAGTTTTCCTGTTGATATTAGAGTTGTTCGCGTTACAGCAGACTCAACAAGTTCAAGTTTAATTAACGCTTTCCAATGGACTAGCTTTGCTGAAATCATAGACGACAAACAGGTTTATGCTAACTCTGCATATCTTTCTTTAAGATTGGATTCACAACAATTCAGTTCAGTACCAAGACGAAAATTTAGGCTTAGAGGAATCAAAGTAAGAATACCGGGGGCGGGCGCAGGAGGCTCTGGCACGCCGACAATCGACCTTGCTACTGGTAGGGTTGTTTATCCTGACAACTACGTTTTTAATGGCACTATGGGCGCGTCTCAATGGACAAGTTGCCCGGCCTTAATTTTACTCGACCTTATCACTAATACACGTTATGGCTTTGGCGATCATATCGTTGACGGTAATTTAGATTTATTTTCTTTCGTAGAGGCTTCAAAGTTTGCAAATACTTTAGTTAATGACGGTAGGGGAGGACAAGAAGCAAGATTTTCTTGCAATGTAAATATTCAGAACTCTAACGAGGCTTTTGATCTCATCAATGAATTAGCCGGTGTTATGCGGTGTATGCCTATTTGGTCTGCGGGGACAATTACAATTACCCAAGATAAACCAACCGATGCAAGTTACCTTTTCAGTTTGGCAAATGTAGACGAAGAAGGTTTTAAGTATTCTGGCAGTAGTTTAAAAACAAGACATAGTGTAGTTTCTGTGGCCTATTACAACATGGATTCACAGGATATTGATTACGAAGTAGTGGAAGATAGCGCATTGATTAACAAAATAGGTACAGTTGTTAAACAAGTTAGAGCATTTGCCTGTACTTCTCGTGGTCAGGCGAACAGATTCGGGCGGGCAATACTTTTCAGCGAAAACAATGAGAGTGAGGTGGTGAACTTTAATACCTCTATAGATTCTGGAATTATCGTTCGACCCGGTAGCGTAATAGAAATTAATGACCCAGTTAGAGCAGGGGTGAGGAGATCAGGCAGGGTTAACGCCGCTACTACAACCCAAATAACTGTAGACGATACTTCAGCTACAGATTTACCAACAACAAATAGTCCCACAATGAGCATAATTATGCCTGATGGAACAGTTGAAACCAAAAATGTAACCAGTATTTCTGGTGCTGTTGTTACTTTAGAAAGCGCATTAACAACTACCCCAAACGTAAATACAGTTTGGTTAATTCAAAATACAGCTGTATTAGCACAAAAATTTAGAGTTGTAGATGTGCAGGAAAATGACGGAATAAGCTATACAATCACAGCACTTTCTTATGTTGATGAAAAATATGACTTTATTGAAGAAAATATAACCTTACCAGATCGTACCGTTTCTGTTCTTAACTTGCCCTCAGACCCACCTAATGCACTTACTGTGGCTGAAAAAATTGTAGAAATAAATAATCAGGCGGTAGCAAAATTAATTATAAGTTGGCAACCGATAGTTGGCGTTACTCAATATCAAGTAAATTATCGTTTCAATAATGGGAACTATACAAGTCAGACAGTTTCAAGACCTGATTATGAAATATTCAATACTGAAGCGGGTACATACGAAATACAAGTATTTAGTTACAATGCCGCGCTAGAAATTAGTCCTACCTCAACCGATGCGACTTTCAATGCTGTTGGCAAAACTGCTGTACCGGGCAACGTGCAAAATTTAACTTTCGAGCCAGTAGATTCAAAAAACATTCGATTAAACTGGGATTTATCAACAGACATTGATGTAATTCATGGCGGGCGTGTTTATGTACGTCACAGTACACTAACCAATGGTGACGGTACTTTTACAAATGCGGTTGATTTGATACCCGGATTAGCAGGCAACACAACTTCAGCAGTAGTACCATTAATTGAGGGAGAATACATATTAAAATTTCAAGATGATGGGGGACGTTTTAGCACAGGGGAAACATCTGTAATTGTTGATCTACCCGATACTCAGGGTGTTTTAGTAAGCCAGACTCGTAGAGAAGATTTAGACAATCCTAAATACCAAGGTACGTTAAACAACGTAGCCTTTGACGCGACTACGAATAGTTTAAACCTAGTTGGGGGCGGTAGTTTTGACCAGATTACTAACTTTGACCTTGTAGGTTCTTTAGATGATTTCGGTGGCATAGTCCCAACTGGTACTTATGATTTCAAAGATACACTTGATCTTGGGGCTGTATTTAGCCTTGATCTTAAACGACATTTTTTAACTGAAGGTTTCTACCCCTCAGACCTTTTCGATTCCAGAACAGCAAATCTTGATACATGGACAAACTTCGATGGCACAGAGGCCGTAGACGTTAATGCAGAACTATTTGTACGAACCACTTCCGATAATCCTAGTTCGGGTTCGCCAACTTATACAGATTTTAGAAAGTTTGCCAACGGTACATTTAAGGGTAGAGGCTTCCAGTTCCGCGCTGTTTTGAACTCAAATGACCCCGCACAAGACATCAAAGTAACCCAGTTAGGTTATACAGCATCTTTCCAAAGAAGAACAGAACAGAGCAATACAGAGATAGCATCTGGTGCCGGGGCAAAAAATGTAACTTTTGACTCACCATTTTTTACAGGTACTTCGGTTCTTGGTGGAAACAATAGTAGTCTGCCAAGCGTTGGAATAACTGCAAGCAATATGGCTTCTGGAGATTATTTCGTTTTGTCAAATATTAGCTCTACAGGCTTTACAGTACACTTTAAAAATTCATCAAATGCTAGTATAGATAGAAATTTCAACTATCAAGCGGTAGGATTTGGTAAAGGAACCTAAACGCCATGGCCCAACATGATTTTGTAATTGATAACGGAACTGGCTCTGCGGTGAGAGCCGACATAAATAATGTTCTGCAAGCGATTGCCTCTAACAATAGTAATTCTGGTGCATTAACAACAAATTTCGCCTACCAATGGCACGTAGATACATCAGATGGAAATTTAAAAATTAGAAATGCAAGTAATAATGGTTACGTAACTGTAGGCCCGGTAGGTACAACAAACTTTGGACTAGCACCTTTAGCCGGCGCAACATTTACAGGTGCCGTTGTTCATAACTACACAACAGCCTTAAAAATACCTGTTGGAACTACAGCACAAAGACCGGGTTCCCCTGCTACAGGAGAGCTTAGATTTAACAGTACTTTAGGCTCAGCAGAAATTTATAATGGTTCTGCTTTCGCCGCCGTTGGTGGCGGAGCCGGAGCAACCGGGGGCGGGAGTGATGAGTGCTTTTTTGAGAGCGACCAAACTGTTACTACAGATTATACCTTGACAGCCAACAAACACGCTCATACAGTAAGTCCAACAATCAACAGCGGTGTTACCGTGACCGTGCCAAGTGGCGCAATACTTGTTATCTTGTAATTATGGCATTGAACATTAACGGAACTACTGGTATTTCTGGGGTTGATGGAACGGTATCTGCCCCTGCTTTAACTGGAACGGATAGTAATACTGGTATAACGTTTCCTTCTGCTGACACCATTAAGTTTTCAACTGGCGGTGTTGAAAGGTTGTCGATTACAAATAGCGGAGTAACTGGGACTGGCGTTGGCGGTGCTATGAAACAGCTTAAGTCAGTGACAAAAACTAGTACAACTAGCACGACTAGCACATCTTATACCGATATATCTGGTATGTCAGTTACCTTAACACCGGAATCTGGCACTAAATGTTATGTAACTTATCACGTAATTGTTGGTGTAGCCGCCGGTTATAGTGCAGGGATTCAACTTCTAAGAGATAGTACAGCTATAGGTAACGGTGATCAGTATAATGCTAATAATTACTATAACTCTAGAGGTGGATTTTTAAATACTCATGCCACTTATTTGATGGGTGGTAACATGGATTTTGGTTTTTTAGATACCCATGGTGCTGATGGTAGTACAGCAGTAACTTATAAATTACAATTTATATCTCCTTATGGAGTAAATATTTATTTGAACAGAGCAGGCAATGCTCATAGCAATACTACTGGTGAAGCAAATTATCATTGTTCAACCCTAACAGTAATGGAGGTGGCGGCATAATGTCTTTAGATCACGAAGCTATTTACAAAAGTCATTCAACAGTTGTTTCTATTGATGATGACCGCGGTGCGTTCGACAAAGATGGTAAATCAGTAACTCTTGAACAAAGTAAAATAGATGCGGCAAGAGTTGAGTTGAATAAATTAAATTATAGAATTGAAAGAACATTATTGTATCCACCTTTGGAAGATTTTGCAGATGCAATGTACTGGAATAGCAAAGGAGATTCGACTAAACTAGAGGCATATTACGCCGCCTGTGAAAAGGTAAAAACTGACAACCCTAAACCTAGTTAATTATGACAGCAAAGATTAAACTAAATTCAGCTTCCGGGGGTGGGTCTTTCAGCTTACAAGCACCTTCATCATCTAGTAATAACAGAGTTTTTACATTACCAGATTCAGCAGATGCAACACTTTTAACAAGTACAGCGTCTTTAGGAAAAATTCTTCAAGTTAAACAAATAGGAAAAACAGATATTACCTCAGTTCAAAGTAGCGGTAATAATGATTATAGTGATATTCCTAATTTTTCTTTAGCCATCACCCCTTCTTCAACAAGTAGTAAAATTTTGGTTATGGTTGCTTTAACTGTTGGAGGTAATAATGGTGCTTTTAGTCTGAAACTTTTTAGAGGTAGCACAGAAATTGGTTCTCCTTCATCTGGCACAAGACCCGCTATGATACATAGATACACAACCGCACAATATTTAGATAGCAACGTCATTAATTTTTTAGATAGTCCAAATACCACAAGTGCTACAACTTATAAAGTACAAATAAGTACGCATGGAAACGCTATGATTATCAACAGATATTCAGTTAGTGATGATTTTACTACAGCCAGTTATTTAACTCTTATGGAGGTGGGTGCATAATGCCTAGTTTAGATCACGAAGCAATACGCAAAGCCTACCCGGAGTCTGTTGTTATTGATGATGGAACAGGTGCATTTGATAAAGATGGAAAGTCTATAACTCTTGAACAAAGCAAAATAGATACTGCACGAACAGAATTAAACACAGAGGCGGCACAAAATAAGTACAAAACCGATAGAACAACAAACGGAGAAATTATTTACGCTTCTTATGGAGATCAACTTGATATGTTGTATGCAGATATGCTTGCAGGTAAACTAGATACAACT